CTTCCTTTGTGCCTATAGCACTTCCAATCCAAATGGATTAAGAGAAAAGTAGCGGAGACGAAACTAAGGTTTCAACACCTGTAGTTTTAGTTTTTTAGAGTGTACGCTTACCAGAGAAGGATAGTCGAGCATTTTATTGCTCAACCAGCTCCCTGGGGCTGCTACACTACTAATGTACTCCTCATCCTCGCGCAAATGGGGTTTCCCCACACTATACGCGGGATAAAGAGTACGCCCTCTATCGAAATATTGTTTGCTCATCTTAGACCTAACTTCTTTTTTACTTACAGAAGCTATTGTGATAAAATGAGAAACGCGTATTCCGGTGGACATCCGAACAACTCTACGTCCAATAACACCAATGTCGTAATCTTCCCAAACAGGAGAGTAATCATCATTATGTAAATGACCATCACCGTATCCTCTTGGTCCAAATGGAACAAAGGGTATATAAGACCTCAGAAACGGCGTCAACTCTTCCTCACCAGGCATTTTATTTCCTGATATGTGATTAAGAAAACGCGTAACCGAGCGAGGAGTCCATAGGTCCTTTTTAAAGAAAGGCCTAACTCCAATACCATCGATATAATCGCAGCCGCAGCTTTCTCTGAATCTTCCACTATAATAAGATTTCTCTTTATTTACAGTGAAACCGAAAGTATCAAACATCCTATAAAGGACGCCGACAGCTTCGGTGGGGATGATAATATCATCCCCATAAACAGATACAGTAGAGCTGCTGCAATTACTTAAATGACAAGCAACACGAGCTGTTGCCAGAAATATTGTACTTTCTAATTCAAAAGTATAACCGTTTCCCATAGAGCTGAATTTTTCAAGCTCTATGTACTCACGAGTATCTTTAACCGATACTATTCCCGTACGCCAAGTACTTAACAAATCAAACCATTCACATGGAAGGAGATGTAAAACTAAATACTTAGATATATTATCACTTGCAGCACTTAAATCAATAGTGGCTAATGAGCCATCTAAAGATCCCCGTCTAGCAAGCCTTTGGTTCCTAGTTTGATCTCGAAGATCAATACCGGTATCCATTAGCCGACTACGAATGACTTTACCTATGCCCTTTTGGACAAAAGTATTAGTAACGGGCTCGATCATAATAGTTCGATCGATTTTGCTGTTCTTTGGTACAGCGGTTAAGGTGCCTACCCCAATTCGGAAATTTCCATTATGGAACAAATCCAGCATAGGATAGGCCTCAAATAGCTCGGGCATAGCCCTTGCTGCAGAACCGCTACATACTTGCACTGCACCTAACTTTCCGATGGCAGTATTATTATTTTTAATAGTAGTACTAACGCCTGACCCATGTTCGCAGTCAAGCTCTTTCAACGTAGGACAATCCAGAAGTATTTTAGCAATTTCCTGACTTACTAGAGTAAAAAACTCAAAGTCATCGTCACTTTTATATGACGAGCTAGAATAGACTCCTTGGAGACGTTCGTTAACAGCTTTGCAATTATCTTCACTCTGCCGAAATTTTTCAAAAGCGGCAGCCCTTTTATCAATTCCAGTATTAATACTAATATCGTGACTAATTAATGCACGAAGCTGGAATAGTAGAGTACACCCCTCATTATCACCTAGTAAAACGGCGATCTTGAGAGATTCATCTAATTCGGAAAGAGCAGCGTTCAGATCAAAAGTATCAGTGGTATGTTTCAAAGGTTTTACAAAAAAATAACCTCGTTGACATAATTCACTATAAATGATACCATATAACCTGTTCGTAATCCTTTCCTGGTGTTTCAAGGGAAAGACTGTATTAAAAGACTCTACTTGTTCATCAATGTTGCGAGGCTTATGCCATTTCGCTTGTTTTGATGGTTTAGTTTTACCTAAGTTATTCATAGTTAATTTATTTCCTATAAAAGGGATAAAACATACTTATCGAATGACTAGCAAGTCAAAGAGAAGCCGCTGCGCATGATATCTTTAATCTCTATGTTCGCATAAAGCGCCGTAGAGGAAAGATAGTTATCGCTAACATCTCCTGACACCGCAGTCGCGGGCACGAGGACTTCTTGAATGTGCGTAGTCGAGTCGGCAACAGTAGGAGTATATGGCAGACCTGTAGCAGGATTGACCCCAACGGGGGCCGTCATGCGAGGAATGTTTAATACCATGCGGTTACGCCGAACGCCTTTCTTAGAAACGGATGTCGTTATAGTTAACGTCACCTGACCTTCTGAGGGCAGCGTTGAAACTCTGCTCCGCCATGTCTTAGAGTTCGTAGTACATCTCTCCGAAACTAATGGAATAGATGTACCCGGTACTCCGTCAACATACGGATTAAAGTTGATTGTAGACATATTTGACTACCTTATGAAAAGGGAATAATTCCCATAGTTAAATAGTAATTCATTTTACTATTGTATAAAAAAGTCACCTAACTGAACGTCTTAGTAACGCGAGAGCGTTAACGAGATGTAAAGGAGATAACGCCTTTTCCAGCCTTTTAAAAGAAGGCAATGGAGGTACGACAGGCATTTGGAAAGATACGTCCCTTCTGAAATCATAAGAATCCAAATAGGATTCAGATTCGAAAGGACCCTTCCCAATGCGCCTATCACGCATAAACTCAGACTTAGTTATAGTCCCATAATCATTGTGACGAAGTTTCCCGGCCAGAGATAGAAAGTCGCCTATTGGTATAAACCAATCGACAACAAAACTATATGGTACGAGTTCCCAAGCCACGTTGAACGGGTCTGTTAAATTAAGTGAATGCGTAAGCGAGGGAGTAGAACTTATACTCCCAGTTAGTTTTATGAAGTGATGACGAAAAAGCACGCTACCATCAGGAAGGGTCTTCTGTTCCAATCTCTGGACAAAATGCCTAACCCTAGTATCGTACCGAGTATTCAGGCGAGACGATAAAGCTTGCATAGAGGAGTGAACATCGCCCAAAAGCGGTTTCCACCCATATTGCAGCTCAAGCCAAGCCTTACTTATTTCATCTGTTGATGCCCAGACTTTCTGAGGCATCGAACGCTTCAACTTTTTTCTATAGATCTTAAAGTCCTTATTAATTCGACGAAAATCAATTTGATTCCGATCGAGTAGGACATCTTTAGCCATAGATAAGTTACCATAACGAACTGCTGTTATCGCTTTAGCAATTCGGGTCGCAGTACTGGTTACCAAACCAATAGTCTGACGGCCTTCACCAAGAAAAATTCCCGCATCAAAATCATGGTTAGCGAATTTCTTCACATATCCATTATATAATTTGATAAGATCATTGTTGTCTAAACCAGGCAAGTCGTTATTTGGAAACCCAACGAGACCACTATACCAATAATTCGGATAAGTGGGGTCAGGGTATTCATAGGCGTCTTGTATCTGGATGACACGCTGAAGGGAGTAAGGTTTTTCAACCATTACATAATTTTTCGGAAGTTTATCTGGAATAGGACATTGTAGCACATCATATTTACCATAAGCAAGTTGTTGAAAGGAATAGCCTGATCGAAAAGACTCAGTTATCCGCTCATCATTTACAAAAGGTTGAGGCATACAATTCTCCAAACAAAGTTAGTAAAGACATCACCCCCGG